ATGCTTGCCCTCGCGATTTTCATCGTCACCCTTGTTTTCGTCATCTGGCAACCGCGCGGGATTGGCATAGGCTGGTCGGCCCTCGCCGGTGCCGCAGTCGCGTTGGCTACCGGCGTCGTCGGGTGGAACGACGTCGGCACCGTGTGGGGAATCGTCTGGGATGCGACCTTTACCTTCGTCGCCCTCATCATCATCTCGCTCATCTTGGACGCAGCTGGCTTCTTTGCCTGGGCAGCACTGCACGTAGCTCGATGGGGTGGCGGCAATGGTCGGAAACTGTTTCCACTTATCGTTCTGCTAGGCGCAGCGATCGCTGCGGTTTTCGCTAACGATGGCGCGGCCCTTTTGCTGACGCCCATTGTTCTCGCCATTTTGCTGCGCTTGAATTTCCCACCTGCCGGCGCGCTCGCGTTCACGGTGGCATGTGGTTTCATCGCTGACACAGCAAGCCTGCCGCTGGTTGTCTCGAATCTAGTCAACATCGTCACGGCGAACTTCTTTGACGTGTCATTCGGACGCTATGCAACAGTCATGGTGCCGGTGAATCTAGTGTCGGTCGTGGCGACATTGATCGTGCTGTGGCTCTGGTTCCGGCGCGACATTCCTCGCACATATCCGGTCAACGATCTCGAAGCGCCGGGTGAGGCGATACGCGACACGGCGGTCTTCCGTGCTGCCTTGCCGCTGCTCGCTTTGCTCCTCGTGGCGTATTTCGTGACCGGGCCGCTCGGTGTACCCATCGCTCTGGTGACGGGCGCGGCCGCGCTAGTACTGATGGCAATTGCTGGCCGCTGGGCGACGGGCGGCAGAGGCGCCACGATGCAGCTGACGAAGATCCTGCGCGAAGCGCCCTGGCAGATCGTGCTGTTTTCGGTTGGCATGTATCTGGTGGTCTACGGACTCGGCAATGCTTGGCTAACCAAAGCGGCAAGTGCGGTCCTTGAGTGGCTGGCGGCGCAAGGAAGCTTTGTGGCCACGATCGGCACCGGCTTCGCAGTGGCGGGACTCGCCTCGATCATGAACAACATGCCGGCAACGCTGGTGGGCGCGCTCGCCATCGATGGGGCCAACGTTCCCGCTGCTACCCGCGAACTGATGATCTATGCCAACGTCGTGGGCAATGATTTGGGTCCTAAGCTCACCCCGATCGGCTCACTCGCGACGCTTCTATGGCTGCATGTACTAGCCGGAAAGGGCCAACGAATCACGTGGGGCCAATACATGAAGGTGGGGCTGATACTGACGCCGCCCGTCCTGTTGGTCACCCTCGTCGCACTTTGGATCTGGCTGCCGCTATCGCGATGATGCTCTTGGCGGTTGGTTGAACTGGCGCGCGACAGGTTGATGACTTAGCAACGAAAACGGGGCTAAGAATTCTCAGCCCCGTGAGTTTTACAGAGAGGCTAACCGCTCGGACGCATTGCCCACATAGTGGCTAGTCATCTCCACACCGGTCCAGCCGTATCCCTCAAGCTCGGCCGCCACCAGTGTCGTGCCGCTGCCGGCGAAGGGGTCTAGGATTCGTCCGCCTGCCTCGCAGATCTTGACCAGCTGCCGCATCAAGTCGGTCGGCTTGCCGGTCAGATGATGCTTATCAGCCTTGCGCACCGATTCACGGATAACACCTGGCAGCACAGGCGCGCGGCGATCCAGCGGCATGTTGCCCTTGCTGCCCCACACGATGTATTCGGCTTGGTTGCGGAAGCGCCCCAGCTGCGGCCGCACGCCTTCGGTCTTGTCCCAGACCGTGATGCCGCGCCAGGTGAAACCGGCGATCTGCAGCGCGTCGGTGGTCAGTGGCAGCTGCCGCCAGTCGGTGAACAGCAACACCGGCGCGCCGTCCTTGAGCACGCGCGCACATTCCGACAACCATAAGTGCATCCACTTCAGGTGCGAGCGTTGGTCGCGTTCGTCGCCAACGAAGTCGGCGTGCAGTTGCGCACCACCGCCTTGGACGTACTTTGCCGAGGGTGGCTTGGCCCGTGCAGCGGCATGCAGGCCACCGCTGGCATAAGGTGGGTCAGTGATCAGCGCGTCGAACGAATTCGCTTCGAGCGTGGGAAGGATGGTCAGGGCGTCGCCCTGGAGCAGCTGGTTTTTCATGGTGAGAGCCTTCTTGGATTCGCTCGCGGCGATCGGAGGTGAGGCTCTCGGCCTTCAGGTGATTGAGCGTGCCGCAACGCGGGCACTTGATCTGGATTTCATCGAAGGCGCCGGCCTTGCACAGCAGGCGGGCACAGTCGCCACAACGGAGGTTCTTGAGCATTGCGTGGTCTTGCGGTGGGAAAGGATTACGCGGCCGCTGGCGGCGCGTAGGGGGTGAAGGCGATCACCTCATCGCCCACCCAGTCATTGATCTTCAACATGCGCGCCTGCAGCGGTTCCAGCTCGTTGGCGGCCCACACGGCAGCGGCCTCGCGGATCGACCCGAAACCGCCAGCGTTCTGCGGCACGATGCCCATGAGTTGCGGCGGGATCCGCAGCGCGGCCAGCATGTCGTCGCGGGTGATGCCCTTGATGCCGCTGAACTCGTCCTTGGCCGCCACCTCGCTGACCGGGATCAGCTTCAGGCCATCCTTGTTGCCGCCCGGCGAGTACAGGAACAGGTTGCGGAAGTTGCCCGGCCCCTTGGCACCCTTCATGGCGTTGCGCAGCGCATCGACGTCTTCCTGGCTCTGCTGCGGGTCGGTCAGGTACAGGATGAAACCGGCATGCGAGCCGTTGTTGTAGTACTTGCGCCGGAACAGCGTGGCCGATTCATTGAGCAGCGCCGATTGCATCGCCGGCATCCACTCAGGCAGGCCGTAGAGTTCCTGATCGACATCGGCTTCGCGCAGCTGGAACACGCTGCCCGGCTCGAACACGTGCTCGTCGTGCCAGGTGCGCACTTGGAAGTACTCGCCCTCGGTGATGCCGCGCCGCATGTACTTGGACAACGGCGCAGTCAGCGACAGCGCATTGCCCAAGCGGTTGCGACGGCGCTCAAGGTAGCCATTGCCCAGCGTGATCCAGTCCAGCGACAGCTGCTCAAACGCCTCGCGCGTCAGCAGCCGGTGCGGCTTGAAGGTGCGCGCCAGCATGTTGCGCTTGAAGATCAGGCCGGACTGCAGGAACGGATTGCTGCGCGTGGTCTTGGACAGGCCATCCAGCGCAACCGGCGGCTCATACCAGCGCCCGTTCTGCCAGCACTCCAGATAGTCCAGCACGCCGCGCCCATCGAGCACCGGCGTCGGGTCGCCAAAGGTGAACGCCTCGGTGCGTGCAGGCACGGCTGGCGCTGCAGGCGCGGTGGCGGGCAGCTGGTCGGTCAACATCAAGAGATCTCCATGAAGCCGGAATTGCGCGCGGTGCGCCCTTCCAGCGGTTCGTTCTGCAGCGCGTGGAACAGTGCCCACGCCAGGTCGGCGTGGCCGGTCTCTTCCGAGCGGCCAGCGGTGAAGGTGGACTGGCGGCCGCTGGCCGTCATGGTCTTGCGGATGGCCATCAACGACTGCGCCACGTCGACCCAGCCGGCGTCGAACTCCAGTCGGCCGTTGTGGATCACGTCGAACGCCTTGAGCACTAGACGGGTCTTGACCTCCGGCGAGTAGCTGAAGGTGACCAGATTCGGGAAGAACTGCTTCACCAGCTGCGCCACGCCGCTGCCCATGCCGGTGGTATCGATGCCGATGTAGGTCACCCAGTACCGGCGCGTGATGCGCTCGATCTCGGCGGCCTGCTTGGCGAAGTCCATGCCCCGGAACTGGATGCGCTCCAGCAAGCGGAACTTGCCGCCGGGCAGCTGCGGTGGTGCCAGCACGACCAGGCCGGCGGTGTCGCCGGTCTCGGCCGGGTCGTAGCCGATCCACACCGCGCGATCACCGTAGGGGCGCGCGGCGAACGGTTTGTAATCCTGGCCCCACTCGACCCAACTGTCGACCATGCACGGCTGCAGCATCGCCAACGGGAAGATGCTGGCGCCGTCGTCGACGAACTCGCACATCAACAGGTTGGCGAAGGCGTCGGGGCTGTATTCCTCTCGCAGCTCGTCGATGTCGAACAGGTCGCAGCCACGGCGCTGGGCGTCGAGGATGTTGACGATCTGCCGCCAGGCGCGGTCCTGGCAGCGGCGCCCGCCGGCCAGCGCGTCATGCGAGACATCGATCTGGATCCGCTGCGCGGCCGGCTTGCCCTTGTTGCGGCGCTCACCGGTCCAGAACGTGTAGGCCTCATGGGCCATGCTCGACGGCGTGCTGAAGTAGGTCTTGCGCCACTTCTTGTGCATCGCCATGCCGCTGGCGACCTTGTTCAACTCGTTGAACCCGTAGGTCCAGAAGAACTCGTCGAAATAGAAATTGCCGTGGTAGCCCTGCGCGGTGCGTGCATTGGTGCCAAGGAAGAACAGCTCGGCGCCATTGGGAAACACGATGCTATCGCCGCCGGAGAGCGTCTCGTCGATCGTCTCGCGCACGAACTGCTGCATGTAGCCGCGGAACAGGTGCGCCTGCGCCTTGGACGCACTGAGGAAGATCTGATTGCGCCCGGTCGTGAGCGCATCGATCAGCGCCTCGCGGGCGAAGTAAAACGTGGCACCGATCTGGCGCGACTTGAGGATGATGCGGGTGCGCTCGTTGCTGGCCCGGTACCAGTCGCGCTGGTAATCGAAGCAGCCGTCGACGAACGCCGTGGTCAGCTGCTCGATCTGTTCCTCAGTGAAGTCGTTGCGCTTGGGCTTCTTCTTCGGCGCGGCGTTGCGATTCGCCACAGCCGGATTCAAGTCGGCTTCGTTGCCACCACCCTGGTAGCGCTGGATGCGTGCTTGGCGCTCCAGCTGCCGATGCAGCAGATCAATTTCTTTGAAGTCGCCGCCGGACTTTTCCGGCTTCATGATCAGCACGACTAGGCGCGCTTCCAGTGCGCCACCGATGCGCTCAACGTTATCTGCGCGATCCCACTCGTCACGCGACTTCCAGCTGTGTACAGTCTTCTCGTTCTCGCCGATGGCCTGTGCGATTTCCACCACGCGCCATCCCATCCAGTACAGGAATTTCGCCTGTCTGCGGGTGTCCATCGGGAGCTGGGTGGCAACGCTTTGCATGCCAATCAGGGTGCGGCACACCTCTTAATCCCGACAGCTGACTGACACGTAATTGCCTGGCGTACATGGCGGTTTCGTTGCTGCGCTATGCCTTGCGTTTGACCATGGATCCATCGCAACGCAAACGCATCCAGCGCAGAGGATCCCCATGTCGGGCAAGACCAAGAAGTTCCGTTCCAACTGGTTCCGTGTGGCCGTCGAAGGTGCCACCACCGATGGCCGCACGATTCAGCGCAGCTGGATTGACGACATGGCCGCGACCTACAACCGCGAGACCTACGGTGCGCGCATCTGGATCGAGCACATGCGCAGCCTGCTGCCGGACTCGCCGTTCCGCGCGTATGGCGATGTCACTGCCGTCAAGGCGGAAGAGGTCGAAATCGATGGCACCAAGCGCCTGGCGCTGTTTGCCCAGATCGAGCCGACCGCCGACCTGATCACCATCAACAAGTCCAAGCAGAAGCTCTACACCAGCATCGAAGTGCAGGAGAAGTTTGCCAACACCGGCAAGGCATATCTGGTTGGCCTGGCAGTTACTGATTCGCCGGCAAGCCTGGGCACCTCCATGCTCAGCTTCGCCAGTCAGAACCCCGAGACCAACCCGCTGACCGATCGCAAGCAGTCACCGGGCAACCTGTTCACCGTTGCCGAAGAGACCGCACTGGAATTCAGCGAGGTCAGCGAAGGCCCGGTCGCCAGTTTGCTGAGCCGGATCCGCACCGCGCTCAAAAGCGAAGACGCCACCGGCATCACGCCCGAGCAGTTCGCAGACCTCGGCGAAGGCGTTGAAGAGATCGCCGAGCACGTGCGCGGCCAGGACGAACGCTTCAACCGCCTGCAGGCCGAGCACGCCGAGCAGAAGACCAAGCACGAGCAGCTGGCGAACGACCTGGCGCAGCTGCGCGAGTTGCTGTCCCAGCAGCCCGACCCCGCACAGCCCGCACGCCCGGTGGTCACCGGCGGCGGCGCGGCTGTGCTGACCGACTGCTGATCCCACACCACCACACGCACACGCCGCCAGCGCCACATCTTCGGAGCCACCATGCAAAACGCCACCCGCCTGCAGTTCAATCAGTTCGCCGATCAGATCGCTAAGCTCAACGGCATCACCTCCGCCTTCCATTCCTTCGCCGTCGATCCGACCGTGCAGCAGAAGCTGGAAACGCGCATGCAGGAATCCAGCGAGTTCCTGTCCAAGATCAACATCATCCCGGTGGACGAATTGTCCGGCCAGAAGGTGGGCATCGGCGTCACTGGCAGCATCGCCAGCCGCACCGACACCGGCGCCGGCAAGACCCGCACCCCGCGCAACGTCGCCGCGCTCGACAAGAACGAGTACGTCGCCAAGAAGACCGACTTCGACACCGCCATCCCGTATGCGCTGCTCGATGCCTGGGCCAAGTTCCCGGACTTCCAGGCGCGCCTGCGCGATGCCATCGTCAAGCGCCAGGCGCTGGACCGTCTGCAGATCGGCTTCAACGGCACGCACGCCGCTCCCGACACCGACCGCGCCGCGTTCCCGCTGCTGGAAGACGTCAACATCGGTTGGCTGCAGCAGTACCGCACCAATGCCGCCCAGCGCGTGCTGGCCAGCGGCAAGACGGCGGGCAAGATGGTCATCGGCGCAGGCGATGGCGCGGACTACCGCAACCTCGACGCGCTGGTGTTCGATGTGGTGAGCAACTTGCTGGATCCATGGCACCGCAAGGACCCGAGCCTGGTCGTGGTGCTGGGTCGCGACCTGATGCACGACAAGTATTTCCCGATGGTCAACAAGGACCAGCCGGCCAGCGAGAAGATCGCCACCGACCTGATCTTGAGCCAGCGCCGCGTCGGTGGCCTGCAGGTGGCCGAGGTGCCGTACCTGCCGGACGGCGCGTTGATGGTCACTTCGCTGGCGAACCTGTCGATCTACTACCAGACCGGCGGCCGTCGCCGTTACATCCAGGAAGTTCCGGCCCGCGACCGCATCGAGAACTACGAGTCCTCCAACGATGCCTACGTGGTCGAAGACTACGGCCTGGGCTGCGTGGTCGAGCACATCGAGATCGAGGCCTAAGCCATGGCCGACAGTCCCGCCAAGCGCCACCACAGCCGCGTGCTCGCCGAGCTGGAAGCCGCCCAACGCGCACCGCACCAGCTGATGGCCGGCGCTACCGCGTACGAGCAGCACATGGCGCAGCTGCAGAGCGATCGCCTGCGGCTGAAGCAGATCCAGTCCACCCAGGGCAAGGCTGCGCTCAAGGTGCAACTGCTGCCGACCTACGTGCCGTATCTGGCCGGCGTGCTGGCCGGCGGCCAGGGCGCGCAGGACGAGATCGTCATGACCTGCATGGTGTGGCGCATTGACGCCGGCGACTACGCCGGTGCGCTGGAGCTGGGCGCCTATGTGCTCAAGCACGGCCTGCAGATGCCCGATCGCTTCTCCCGCACCGTGGGCTGCGTGCTGGCCGAAGAGATCGCCGAGGCCGCGCTGTCTGCGCAGAAGACCGGCCAGGTGTTCGATGCGGCGGTCCTGGCCGACACCGCCACGCTCACCGCCGAGCAGGACATGCCCGATGAGGTGCGCGCCAAGCTGCACCTGGCGCTTGCCCGCGCCTCGCTGGCAGACCTCACCGACGAGACGCCCGCCGACCAGGCGCAGCCGATCGCCGCCTCCGCTGTGGCCGACCTGCAGCGCGCCATCGCACTGCACGGCAGCTGCGGCGGCAAGAAGGATCTGGAGCGCGCCGAGCGCCTCTTGAAGAAGTTCAGCGCTGAGCCTGCGGGCACCAGCGCATAACCGAGCGTCCCCGCAACCCTCGCCGGCTCGGGGCCGATCCACAGCAATGCATCGCTGCGATGACGCCCCGACCACCGGCGATCTCTTCCGAGCCATCCATGAGCGGATTCACTGCCACCGGCACCACCAGCGCCACGCCTGATGCGATCGCCAACGCGCCGTTCTGGCCGGCGATCGCACCGGGTGCCGTGCGCGCGAGCATGCGCCTGGATGGCACCGTGACCGATGCACGCCTGCGCCACGCCATCGTGGCCGCAATGCTCGCGGTCAACGACGAGTTGCAGACCTGGGCGCAGACGCAGCAGGCGGCCGGCTACGCTGCGTTGGCTGACGTGCCCAGCAGCACCGTCGATGGCATCTCGCGCCGCGTACAGCTGTATCTGCGCGCAGTGGCATGCGCCACCGCCGTCGAGGTGGCAGAGCGTTACCGCAACTTCGACGCCACTGACAGCGCCAATCAACGCGCAGACGACCTGTCGCCGAGCATCACCGAGCTACGCCGCGACCAGCGCTGGGCCGTGCGCGATCTGCAGAACCTGCCGCGCAGCACGGTGGAGCTCATCTGATGCGCGTGCACGCCATGCAAGGCGACACCGTCGACCTGCTGTGCTGGCGCCACCTGGGCAGCACGGCCGGCTTGGTCGAGCGCACCTACCTCCTCAATCCCGGCCTGGCCGAACTGGGCGCCGTGCTGCCGCATGGCACGCCAGTGGAGTTGCCCGAGGTAACCACCACCACAGCGGCGATGACGCCGCTTGTGCAGCTATGGGACTGATCTGATGACCGAACCCACCTCCGTATCGAGCGGCTTTTTGATCGCCACCGGTGTGGGCCTTGCCTCCGTGCTGCCTGGCATCGACGGCGATGCGCTGATCGGTGCATTTGCCGGCGGCGCCTTGTTCGTGGTGTCGGCCGCCAAGCAGCCGCTGTTGGCGCGGCTGATCTATTTCCCGGTGAGCGTCATCGCCGGCTACCAGCTGGCGCCGGAAATCCTGCGCTGGTTGCCGATCAAGTCCAGCGGAGTGGCCGCCTTCGCCAGCGCCGCGTGCGCCATCACGGTCACGCTGGGCCTGATCGAAAAGAGCAAGTCGTTCGACTTTTCCTTCCTACGTCGTGGAGGTCCGCCCAGTGCATAGCCTGGTCACCGTCCTGACGTTGATGGCCTCACTCGCCATCTGCGTCCGCCTGCTTACCTACCACCGGCCCGCCGATGCGCGTCACCGGCGTGGCGCCGGCTGGTGCGCGTGGCTGCTGATCGCCAGCACCGGCGGTCAGGCCCTGCACATCCTGCTGGCCGGCGCCGGCTCGCAGGTCAGTCCCTGGCACCTGGGCACGTTGACCGTGCTGGCAGTGCTCACCTACCGCGCCCAGGGCAACGTGGCGCGCATCCTGAAGGTCGATTGATGTTCACCGATACCCAGCTCGCCTCGATCATGCAGTGCTCGCCGCAACGCGCCCAGCGCTGGCACGACCCACTGCTCGCCGCAGCCAACCGCTTCGGCATCACCACCAAGCGCCGCGCCGCACACTGGCTAGGCCAGGTCGGTCACGAAAGTCTGAGCCTGTCGCGCATGGAAGAAGGGCTGACCTACACCACCAGCGCACGGCTGCTGGAAGTGTTTGGCGCGCGTGTCACGCCGGCCCAGGCGCCCAAGTTCCTGCGCAACCCGGTGGGCCTGGCCAACTTCGTCTACGCCGACCGCTTGGGCAACGGCAACGAAGCCAGCGGCGATGGTCACCGCTACAGGGGGCGTGGCCCGATGCAACACACCTTCCGTGGCAACTACCGCCGCATCGGTGTGCTGATCGGATTGCCGGTAGAAGAGCAGCCGGATCTGCTGCTGCAGGTCGAACCCAGCGCACTGGGTGCGGCGGCGTACTGGCACGACAACCGCCTCAACGCGCTGGCCGATGCGGGTGACGTGCTAGGCCTAGGCCGCAAGATCAACCTGGGCAACGTGCGTGCCAAGCGCTTGCCAGAGGGCCACAGCGATCGCGTCACGCGCACGCAGCGCGCCCTGCAGATCCTGGGCGTTAGCTGATGGTCACGCGCCTGATCATCCTGCTGGCACTGATTGCAGTGCTCGTCGGTGGCTGCGTGTGGCAGGAGCAGCGTGTTAGCACCGCACAACGCGAACGCAAGCAAGCGCTAGACGCAAAAGCTGCAGCCATCGCCGAACGCGACAGTGCAAGGGCTTCCACAAAAACCGTTGTCGAGTACGTCGATCGCGTGCAGATCGTGCGCGAGGCCGGCGCCACCATCACCCGCGAGATCCCGATCTATGTCACCCAGAAAGCAGACGCTGCTTGCGCTATCCCTGCTGGCTTTGTGCGGCTGCATGACGCCGCCGCCACGGGCAACCCTGCCGGGCCGCCCACCGGAGATCCTGATGCGCCGGCCGCAGGCATTACGCTCTCTGGCATTGCCGGTACCGTCGCCGACAACTACACCAGCTGCCACGCCACCGCCGCGCAACTGAGTGCGCTGCAGGACTGGATCGATCTGCACGTGCCGGAGCCGGAGCCGTGATCAAACCCGCCAGCCTGCGCGCGCATCTGGTTGCGGCCTTGCCGGATCTGGCACGTGATGCCGACCGGCTGCTGGTATTTATCGACGCCGGTAGCCTGGTCAGCACGTTCCAGCCGGGGCTATCGTTCGAGTACCAATACACTCTCAATCTGATCTTGACCGACTACGCCGGCCATCCGGATAGCGTGATGCTGCCGCTGCTGGAATGGGTGCAGGTCAATCAGTCGGAACTGCTCTCCAACCCAGCGCGCCGTGGCGACATCGCTTTCGAGGCCGACATCCTCGCCAACGATGCCGTGGATCTGTCGATCAAGTTACCGCTGACGGAACGTGTCGTGGTGACCGGAAAGGATGGCGGCGGCTACGACATGACACATGCGGCCGAGCCGATGATCGATCCCACATGGATGAGCTGACCGCGCTGGAGAACTGGGCCGCGCCGCTGCTGGCACGCCTGCAGCCCGGCGAACGGCGCAGCCTGGCGCGCAAGATCGGCACAGAACTGAGGCGCTCGCAGAGCCAGCGCATTGGCAAGCAGCAAGCACCCGATGGCTCCCCTTATGCACCGCGCAAGCAGCAGCTGCGGCAGAAGGCCGGGCGGATCAAACGCGCGAAGATGTTTGCCAAGCTGCGCCAGGCCAAGTTCTTCAAGGTCAGCGCCAGTCCCAACGCGGTGAGCGTGGGATTCGTGGGGCGCGTGTCACGCATTGCCCGCGTGCATCAAGAGGGGCTGACCGAGCAAGTGCGGCCTGGTGGCCCCAGAGCACGCTATGAAAAACGCGCCTTGCTGGGCCTTTCATCCGCTGATCGTGAGCTAATAAATGATCTCCTCGTCGATCAGCTCAGTGCGTAACCCTAGCTCCTCGACAGGGCTCAATCCGAGCCCGGCAACCATCCACCTTTGACGCCGACAAGAACAGCAGCTAGCGTTCACGGAAAGTGACTCAAGGGCAAAGGCTTGCGCCCCATGGCTGAACAGTATTTGTACCTACTTCTGACTAAGGACACGACCGCGTTTAAGATTGGTGTCGCATTTCAGCCGATGATCCGTGGCGCTCGCTTACCTCAGGAGATTGACGCGGAAAAAAGTTTTCAAATTCCGATGGTCGGCGGATCCGCTTTAAAGGTCGAAAAAATACTGCACTATCTTTTTCAGAGCCAGTCATTTGCAATGCCTCGCGGCGATGGCTACACAGAGTGGTTTGCGATCGAAGCGCTCAGCGATGTACTGAACTTTTTGAATGAACAGAAGGATCGTCTGGGAATCGGCTCCCCAGAACGAATTCCTGCAAGAATCAAAGCGCCTCCTCAAGCAAAGCTGCAGGATCTCCCGCTAGAGGAGCGACGCCGCGTCCGAAAAGAAGTGCGAGAACAAAGTTATTTGAGAAAGAGAGAGTTGGCAACGGTCAATAATCACAAAGCGATCGAATGCTTTAGACAACTTGCCGAAGAGTGGACCGCGAAGTCGGCAATAATTGGCACGCTGATCAGTGATACACATGGCAGCTCCACGGCTTACGTCTATTTGAAGGGGAATTCAGGTGAGATATCTTCTTGGATCAGCCCGGTCATGCCTACCGGCATGCTGATTGAGGGTCCAAGGTCATCGGGCATCTTTAGCATTTTCGTCAGCTCCTACTACGACCCTCACCTAGGCGCTGCTGAAGTCGCCATGCCGGCCACGCTATTGATGTCAGATGACAAGACAGAAGAAGAAGTGCCCGGAATAGATAATTTTAGGGCCACCATGAACTCATATTTCTCGCCGGCGATTGGTGAACAGCAAATTTCATTGCTACGTTTGAAGGCGCAGCTTGACAGCAGTCGGAATAGCTTTTTTGAGAATTTCTGGAGTCACTGGCGGGAACATTCTGACGGTATTTTTTGAACCCGCATCAATCAGACCGATCAGGTAGCCTCTAGAAATCCAATGGTGTAGCAAGCAGCTGCACAAAGCACTCAAATTGGCTTGATCTTACGAACCAAGGAACTTAGTCGGGAACCTCTTTCATCCCCCGGCAATGGCTTCCTTCACTGCAGTAGATCTGTCGAAACTTCAAGCTCCAGACCTGATCGAGGCCCTGGACTTCGAGACAATATTCGCCGAGGCGCTAGCTCAATTTCGCCGGCTGCTGCCGGAGTTCTCGGCGCTCACCGAAGCCGATCCTGTCTATAAGCTCCTGCAGCTGTTCGCAGCCCGTGAGTTGCTGATTCGGCAGCGCGCCAACGACAAGGCGCAGCAGACCATGCTGGCCTTTGCGACCGGCACCAACCTCGATCACCTCGGTGCACTGTTCGGTGTGGCGCGCCTGGTGCTCGAGCCAGGCCAGCCGGAAACAGGAGTTCTGCCCACCCACGAATCGGATGTGGACTTCCGCCGCCGCATCCAACTCGCACCGGAGGGTTTCAGCGTTGCCGGCCCCGAAGGCGCCTACATCTATCACGCGCTCAGCGCGGCGGCCGATGTCATGGACGCCAGCGCAACCAGCCCTGCGCCTGGGCAAGTGCTGGTCACTGTGCAATCGCGCACCGGCGATGGCACGGCGCCCCAGGCACTACTCGACGAAGTCGCCGCTGTACTGACCGATGCCGACGTACGTCCCCTGACCGATGAGGTCGAGGTGCAAAGCGCGGAGATCGTCCCGTACGCCATTCGTGGGCGCGTCTACACATACGCCGGGCCCGACTCGGCGGTGGTCATGCGCGAGGCGCTGCGCAGCCTGCAGGCCTATCTTGCCGAGGCGCACCGGATCGGCCGGGACGTACCGGAATCGGCCATCAAGGCCAAGCTGTTCGCCGACGGCGTGCAGCGTGTTGAGCTGGACTCGCCTGCAGCCGACATCCGGATCAGCCGCACACAGGCCGCCTACTGCACCGCGATTGACATCGCGCATGCGGGCATCGATGAGTAACGCCCTGCTGCCGCCCAACGCCACGCCGATGGAGCGTGCCCTGGCCGCCGTCATCGCGCGGCTTGATGCTATTCCGTTGCCGTATCCGGATCTGTGGAACCCCGACACGTGCCCAGCCGGCCACCTGCCGTGGCTGGCGTGGACGCTATCGGTCGACGACTGGAAGGCCGACTGGAGCGATGCGGTCAAGCGCTCGCGCCTGCGTAGCGCCATGGCGATCCAGCGCCGCAAGGGCACCGCCAATAGCGTGCGTATGGTGGTCGAGTCGTTTGGCGGCGCGGTGGCCATCCGCGAGTGGTGGCAGACCGAGCCGCGCGGCCAGCCGCACACCTTCGAGCTGGCGCTGACGCTGACCGGCGCCGATGGGCAAAGCGCCAGCGCCCGGTTCGTCGAGGAAGTCATCGCCGAGGTCGAGCGCACCAAGCCTGTGCGTTCGCATTTCAGCTTCACCCAAGGATTCCAGGCCGAAGCACGACTCAACGTCGTGGCGCGCGGCAGAACCACCTTGTTCCTGCGCCTGCAGGGCCAGGCGAGCTAGAGAGCACACATGCCCGGACTCAAACTCAAGATCACCACCGCCGGCCGCCAGGCCCTGGTCAACGCCAAGCAAACCGGCACGCAGGCGGTCACCATCGCTGCAGTGGGGCTGACCAGCGCGCCCTTCGTGGCCGATGCCGCGCTCACCGCGCTGCCATCCGAAATCAAGCGCCTGACCACCATCGGCGGGACGGTCACGGCCAAGGACACGATGCACGTCTCGGTGCGCGACGAATCCAACGCCGTCTACAGCTGTTACGGCTTCGGCCTGTACCTGGCCGATGGCACGCTGTTTGCCGCTTACGGCCAACCCGCGTTGCTGGTGGAGAAGTCCGGTGCCGCCTCTGTGCTGCTGGCGATCGACGTGGTGCTGGCCGACGTGGACACCGCGCAGATCACCTTCGGAGACACCAACTTCACCGATCCAGCGGCGACATTGGACGTGCCGGGTGTGGTGCGCTTGTCCACCGACGCGCAAGCAATCGAAGGTCTGGACAAAGAGCGGGCGGTGTCGCCGGCCAATCTGATTGCCGTATTGAATGCGCGCCTGGGCGATGCTGCGCCTACCGAGTTCATCAAAGGGCTACTGGCCCGACCGACTGCGGCAGCGGCACGCAACATGCTCGGCCTTCGCTCTGCGGCGACGTTTCATGTTGGCCCTGGCAATGGCTTGGATGCTGATCTCTTGGATGGGCAGGAGGGCGCGTGGTATCGCGACTTCCGCAATCTGCAGAACGTCCCCAGCTCGTTCCTGCTGCCGGGCCAGATCGTCATCATGGCGTCGCTCTTTCCGCCTGCAGGTCTGCTGCTTTGCGACGGCACAGCAGTCTCGCGCACCAAGTATTCGGCGCTATTCGCTGCCATCGGCACCGTCTACGGCGCCGGAGATGGCAGCACCACGTTCAACCTGCCGTTGATGCGTGAGGGCACCACGGTCACACACACCAACTCCTCCCAGTTTGTTGGCGTCCACAGCAGTGGGCAGATGATCAGCCACACCCACAGCGCCACCGCCGCTGCTGTGGGCGACCATGCGCACTACACGGCACTCGGCGCGGCTGGCATCCACGCACACGGTGCCAGCGCCAATCCAGCCGGCGATCACGTACACGGTGCGTGGACCGATACGCAGGGCCACCACGGTCACGGTGGTAGCACCAGCGCCTCGGGCGACCACCAGCACCCCGGTGTTATCCCAGCCGGCGCTATCAACGGCTATGGCGTGTATCGGGAACGCGACAACGATGCATCTCCCTCTGACGGGTGGACAGGTGCAGGAGGCAACCACGCCCATAGCTTTGGCACCGACGGCGCAGGCAATCACGCCCATAACATCGGCATGAATGGTGTCGGCAACCACACCCATGGCATCGGCATCGCCGAGGGCGGTAATCACGTGCACGTGGTGGACCACCGCGGCGCTGGCGCCCACACCCACGCCATCACCGTCAATGCTGCCGGCGGCGCAGACAACTTGCCTGCTGGCCTGCGCATGACCTACTGCATCGCCTACTGAGGAATGACCATGACCAACCCACTGCCAAGCACCAGCACTGCATACGCCTACGACGCTACCACTGGGGAATACACCGGGCCGGTGACCGTCTACCTCTCCGAATTGGAGGGACGCTATCCGCTGCCACCTAACACCGTCGCCGTCGCGCCAGCGCAGCCCGCGCAGCCCGCGGGGCTGTATCAACGCCACCGCATAGCGGCGCAGTTGGGGACGTGGGAAGTAGTGCCGGACTACCGCAGCGTCATGCTCTACAGCACGGAGACCGCGACGCCTATCGCCAACACGCTCGCCCTGGGCGACACGTTGCCGGCAGGCTGCACGACCTCTCAGCCGATTGCGTTCCTGCCCACCGACTACCGCCGCAATGTGTGGGACCATGAACGTGACACGTGGCGTGCGGAGCCCGACTACAGCGCGGCCCTGGTGTGGGAAAAAGCCACCGGTGCGATCGCACCACGGCTGGCCGCAGGCATCGCGTTACCAGGTCAGCTGACCACCATGGCGCCGCCTGTGGTGGTCGATGGCACACTGGTGTGGGATGAGGACGCGCAGGCATGGTCCGTGCAACCCAAAGCTCCGGATCCCGCTGCACTGTAGTACCGCGCGTTACGCGGCAAGCACAGTGCGCCACAGCATGCAGCCACCGACCATGGCTGCATGGGCAACGCATCCTCCGCACTGAGTAACGCCATTCGCCTCGGCACCGTCGCTGAGGTGAACCTGACGAACGCGCGATGCCGCGTGCAGGTTGGCGAGATGCTGACCGACTACCTGCCCTGGGTGGTCACGCTGGCCGGCACCACCATCATCTGGTCGGCGCCGGCGGTCGGCGAGCAAGTCGTGGTGCTATCGCCTGCAGGCGACCTGGCCGATGGCCTGGTGCTACGCGGCCTTTACTCCGACCAATTCGCAGCTCCAGCTGCCTCGGACACGTTGCACGTGCTGCGCTTTGCAGACGGCGCGCAGATCCATTACGACACTGATGCGCATGCGCTGCAGGCGACACTGCCCAGCGGCGGCACCGCGACCATCACCGCCGATGGCGGCATCACGCTCAACGGTCCGCTGACCGTCAACGGCGCCACCCAGATCAATGGCGAGGTCGGCATCACCGGCACCGCGACCGTCGACACCGACGTGGTGGGCGGCGGGATCAGCCTCAAGAACCACAAGACTACCGGTGTGACTGCCGGTACCGCGCTCAGTGGCGGCCCGCAGTGATCGGCATCGACGCAACCACGGGGCGCGTGATCGAGGGCGAGCAGCACCTGGCCCAGTCGATCGCCTGCATCCTCACCACGCCGATAGGCACGCGCGTGCACCGCCGCGACTTCGGCTCGCTGCTGCCAGAGCTCATCGACCAGCCCTTCAACGGCGCCACCCGCACGCTGCTCTATGGCGCCACCGCCACCGCGCTGATGCGCTGGGAGCCGCGCCTGCGGCTGACACGCGTCGGCCTGGTCGTCGGTGATGCGCCCGGCAGCTTCGTGCTGACCATCGAAGGCCAGCGCACCGACGTTGCGCCTGCCAATGCGCGCTCGCGCCTGACCATCCCGCTCCGCTTCCGCTCGTCCTGATCGAGGAACCTATGTCCACTGCCTACCACCACGGCGTTCGCGTCATCGAAGTCAGCGCGGGCACGCGCACCATCCGCACCGTCTCCACCGCCGTTGTCGGCCTGGTCGCCACCGCCGCCGATGCGGACGAGACCCTCTTCCCGCTCAACAAGGCTGTGCTGCTCACCGACGTGCTCGGCGCGATCGCCAGCGCCGGCACCAAGGGCACGCTGCGCGCAGCGCTGCAGGGCATCGCCGACCAGACCAATCCGGTGACCATCGTCGTGCGCGTGGCTGAGGACGAAGACGCGGCCAAGACCACCAGCAACGTCATCGGCGAGGCCAAGTCCAGCGGCTATAGCGGCCTGTACGCCTTGCTCGCCGCGCAGGCACAGCTGGGCGTGCGCCCGCGCATCCTGGGCGCACCTGGCCTGGATACGCTGCCGGTCGCCAAGGCGCTGGCGACCATCGCCAAGAAGCTGCGCGCCATGGCCTATGTGCGACCGGTCGCCGATACCGTCGCCGAGGCGGTCACTTACCGCGGCCAATTCAGCGACCGCGAGCTGATGCTGATCTGGCCGGACTTCCTGGCGTTCGATACCAGCACCAGCACGACGACCGCCGCGTATGCCACCGCGCGTGCGCTCGGCCTGCGCGCCAAGATCGACACCGAACAGGGCTGGCACAAGAGCCTGTCCAACGTGCCCGTGGCCGGCGTCACCGGCATCTCCAAGGATGTGCACTGGGATCTGCAGGATCCGGCCACCGATGCCGGCGTGCTCAACGAAGGCGACATCACCACGCTGATCACCTTCAACGGCCAGCGCTTCTGGGGTTCGCGCACGTGCGCCGAGGACAGCATGTTCGCGTTCGAGACGGCCACGCGCACGGCGCAGATCCTGGCCGACACGATCGCCGAGGGCGTGGCGTTCTACGTCGACAAGCCGATGCATCCCTCGCTGGTCAAAGACCTGCTCGAAACGATCAACGCCAAGTTCCGCGATCTCAAGTCCTCCGGCTATCTGATCGATGCCAACGCCTGGTACGACGGCACGGTCAACAGCGCCACCACGCTGGCCGATGGCGCGCTGCGGATCGATTACGACTACACGCCGGTACCGCCGCTGGAGAACCTGCAGCTCTACCAGAAGATCACCACCAGCTACCTGGCCGACTTCGCCGACCGCGTCAACGCGTAACGCACCTGATCTGATTCCCGGAGAAACCCATGGCTTTGCCCAAGAAACTCAAAGCGCTCAACCTGTTCAACGACGGCGAGAGCTATCTCGGCCAGGTGGTCGAGGTGAAGCTGCCAACGCTCACTCGCAAGATGGAGGAGTACCGCGGCGGCGGCATGAATGGCCCGGTCGATATCGACTTCGGCCAGGAAAAGATCGAGCTCGAATGGAAGTGCGGCGGTCTGATGCGCGGTGTGCTGAATCAGTACGGCGCCACCACCCACAACGCCGTGCAGCTGCGCTTTGCCGGCGCCTACCAGCGCGACGACACCGCAGAAGTCGATGCAGTGGAGGTGGTCGTGCGCGGCCGCCACAGCGAGATCGATCCGGGCACCGGCAAGTCCGGCGATGACACCGAGTTTTCGGTCAAGACCTCGGCCAGCTACTACAAGCTGACCATCAACGGCACCACCGTGATCGAGATCGATTTCGTGAACATGACTGAGATCGTCAATGGCGTGGATCTGCTCGCCGCCCAACGCCGCGCCATCGGCGCCTGACCCTTCCGGCCTGGCGCCGCCAGTCCTCCGCCTTGAGACCTTCCGATGACCCCGACGTTTTCCCCAGCCGTTGCCCTCGACCAACCCATCGTGCGCGGCGAGCAAACCATCACCCAGATCAACGTGCGCAAGCCGGGCGCCGGCGAGTTGCGCGGCCTCAAGCTCACTGACGTGCTGCAGCTGGATGTCACCGCACTGGCAACGCTGCTGCCGCGTATTTCCTCGCCCACCCTGACCACCGCCGACGTCAACGCGATGGATCCGGCCGACCTGCTGGCCGTGGGCCAGGAGGTGCAGGTTTTTTTCTTGCCCAAGGCACAGAGGGAAGCGGACTTCCCGACTGCGTAGAGGATGCGATGGCCGACATCGCGGCCGTCTTCCATTGGCCGCCGTCTGAAATGGACGGCTGGTCGCTGCACGAACTCACGGCGTGGCGCGAGCGTGCCCGCCTGCGAAGCGGAGCCGAATGATGCCCCACCCGAATCCCGAGGCCGCCTAAATGGCGGCCTCTGACAATCTGCGCCTGCAGGTCATCCTGGCCGCAGTCGATCGCGCCACCGGTCCGTTCCGCCGCGTGCTCAATGGCAGCCGTGGCGTTGCCACGGCGCTACGCAACCAGCGTGATGCGCTGCGCCAGCTCAACAGCCAACACCGCGACATCGGCGCCTACCGCGAGCAGGTGGCTATGGCGCAGCGCGCCAAGGCCGCGCTCGATGCGCAGCGGCAGTCGGTGCGCACGCTTGCCCAACAGATGAAGGCCGCCGGCACGCCCACGGCGGCAATGAATGCCGAGTTCGAGCGCGCCGTACGCACCGCTCGTGAGCTCAAGGCCGCTCATGGTGCACAGGAAGCCGGCCTGCAGCGGCTGCGCGGCCGGCTGGAGACGGCCGGGATCAGCACGCGCGACCTGGTCACCCACGAGCGCCGCTTGCGCAGCGAGATTGAGAGCACCAACACCGCCATGCGCGCCCAGCAGCAGCGCCTGGTGGCGATCGATGCTGCACAACGACGCAGCGCCCGCATCCAGAGCGCCGGCCTGCAGGCGAGCGCCTATGGCGCCGGTATGGCGTTCGCCGGCCAGCGGGCCTTGCGCGCCTCCGCACTGCCGATCAGCGATGCGATGGAATTCGAGTCGGCGATGGCAGACGTGCGCAAGGTCGTGGACTTCAGCACGCCGCAGCAGTTCGCCCAGATGGGCCGCGATGTGGAGAACCTGTCCATGCGCCTGCCGATGCTGCCGGCCGACATCGCCAAAATCGTCGCGGCCGCCGGTCAAGCGTCCATCCCGCGCCAGGAGCTGGTCCGCTTCGCTGAGGACGCCGCCAAGATGGGCGTGGCCTTCGACAGCAGCGCAGAGGAAGCCGGCCAGACGATGGCGACCTGGCGCACAGCGTTTCGCATGGGCCAGGCCGAGGTGGTCGTGCTGGCCGACAAGATCAACTACCTCGGCAACACCGGCCCGGCCAGCGTCAACAAGATTAGCGCGGTGGTGAACCGCATCGGTGCCCTGGGCGAAGTCGCCGGCCTGCAGAGCGGCCCGCTGGCGGCCTTGGGCGCCACGGTTGCCGGCATGGGCATCGAGTCGGAAGTCTCGGCCACCGGCATCAAGAACATGTTGCTCACCCTGGCCTCGGGCGAGTCGGCCACCAAGAGCCAGCGCGAGGCCTTCGACAAGCTTGGCATCAAGGCCACCACCATGGCCCAGGTGATGCAGAAGGACGCCGGAGGGGCAATCATGTCCGTGCTGCAGAAGCTGCGCGCACTGCCCAAAGCCGAGCAGGCTGCGACCATGACGCAGCTGTTCGGGCGCGAATCGATCGGCGCGATCGCACCGCTGCTGACCAATCTGGAACTGCTGCAGGGCAACTTCGCCAAGGTCGCCGACGCGCAGCGCTACGGCGGCTCGATGTCGGCCGAGTACGCATCGCGTGTGGCCACCTCGGCCAACTCGCTGCAGCTGCTGAAGAACACAGCCGTGGTGGTGTCCCAGTCGATCGGCCAGACCCTGCTGCCGCAGTTCAAGGAATTGACCGAGCGCACCGCCGCCGTGGTCGGCCAGGTCACAACGTGGATCCGCGCCAACCCAGCCCTGGTCGGTGCGATCGCCAAGGTCGCAATCGGTGGCGCGGCGTTGCTCACCGTCCTGGGCGGGCTGCTGGTCGCCGGCGGCGTGGCCGCGATGGCGTTCTCGCAGATCCACGGCGCCGTCGCACTGCTGTCGGGCGGCGGCGGATTCGGCGCGCTCATTCGCCAGGTGCTGTCGTTTGGCGGCCGCGTGCTGCCCATGCTCGCCAACGGTGCGCGCCTGCTGCTGCCGCTGCTCGGCGGCGTCAGCCTGCCGGTGCTGGCGATCGGTGCAGCCGTTGCGGCGGTGGCGCTGCTGGTGTGGAAGTACTGGGGGCCGATCAAGGCCTTCGCCATCGGCGTGTGGCAAGGCATCGTCGATGTGGCCGCGCCGGTGCTGGCCGAGCTGCAGACCGCGCTCGCGCCGCTGGGCCCGGTGTGGGACACGGTGGCCGCCGCGATGGGCCAGGCCTGGGCGTGGGTGAAGCAGCTGCTGACACCGTTCGAGGCCACCACCGCGCAGTTGCACGGTGCAACGCAGGCCGGCCGCGGCTTCGGGCAGATCCTGGGCGCGGTACTGGTCACCCAGCTGCAACTGGCGGTCAAGGCGATCGGTTGGCTCGTGCAGGCGTTCGTGTTCGTGCTGCCGGTGATCAAGCAGATCCTCGGCGGCGTGTGGCAAGCGGTCCAGGGCACCTGGTCGCTGATCGTGGGCGTGTTCACCGGGAACGGCGATCGCATCCGCCAAGGGCTGCTGCAGCTGTGGGCCGGCATCAACCTGCAGCTCGCCAACTGGCCGGCCCGGATGCTGCAGGCCGGCGCAGACATGATCAGCGGCCTTGTCCAGGGCATCCGCTCCAAGCTCGGCGCCGCCGGCGATGCGATCGCCAGCGTCGGCAGCGGCGTGGTCGATCGCTTCAAGGGCTTGCTGGGCATCCATAGCCCGTCACGCGTGTTCGCCCAGCTGGGTGACTTCACCATGCAAGGCCTCACCGTGGGCCTGCAGCGCGGCCAAGGCGCCCCCGTGCAGGCCGTGACGGCGCTTGGCAACCGGATGCGTGCGGTGGGCGCTGGGCTGGCCCTGGCAACCGCCACAGCGCCGGTGGCAGCGATCGACAGCCGCGCGCCGTTGACCGCACCTGCGCGCGCACCAGGCGCGCCTGCAGGCGGGAATAGCTACGTCATCCACGTCCACGCCGCGCCCGGCATGGATACCAATGCCCTGGCGCGCGAAGTCGCCCGCCAACTTGAAGAGCGCGACCGGCGCACAGCGGCGGCCCGCCGCTCCAGCCTGCGCGACGACTGAGGATCCACCCCGATGATGATGTCCTACGGCACGTTCGTGTTTTCCCTCGACAGCGCCGCCTTCCTGCAGCTGCAGCGGCAGATGAGCTGGCGCCATGCCACCAGCGAGCGCGTCGGCGCGCGGCCAGCCAGCCAGTTCCTGGGCCCGGGCGACGACAGCATCGACCTGTCTGGCTTGATCGCACCCGAGCTCACCGGCACGCGCGCGTCGCTGGACACGCTGCGCGAGCTCGCAGCCGATGGTGAGCCGCTGCCGCTAGTGGATGGCGCAGGCGTGGTCTACGGGCCATACCTGCTGCTATCCCTCAACGAGACAGCCTCGCTGTTCTTCGAGGACGGCACACCGCGCCGCATTGAGTTCCAGCTGAGCCTGCGCCGAGCAGACGACGCCACGCCGGAGGCAACCACCGCGTGAGCTACCCGATTCCGCAGTGGCGCGTGGTGCTCGATGGCATCGACCTCACCGAGCGCATTGCCCCGCGCCTGCTCGACCTCACCCTCACCGAGTGCCGCGGCGGCGAAGCCGACCAGCTGGATCTGCGCATCCACGACCACGACGGCAAGATGGCACTCCCCAAGCGCGGCGTGCGCCTGGCCGTGGCATTGGGTTGGAAAGACACCGGCCTGGTCGACAAAGGCACCTTCATCGTGGACGAGGTCGAGTACAGCGGTGCGCCGGACATCATCACCGTGCGGGCGCGCAGCGCGGACCTCACCGCCGACATGCGCACGCGCCGCGAACGTAGCTGGCACAACACGACATTGGGCGCCGTGCTCAACGCGCTGGCCGGCGAGCATGGATTGACGCCGCGTGTGGCAGAGGCGCTCGCGCGCACGAAGCTGCCGCACCTCGACCAGGCCAACGAGAGCGACATGAACCTGCTCACCCGCCTGGGGCAGCGTTTCGATGCGGTAGCCACGGTGAAAGCCGGCACGCTGGTATTTGCGCCGATTGGCGCCGGCACAACAGCAACCGGCAAGCCACTACCGACTGTCACGCTGACGCGCCGCGACGGTGATCAGCATCGCTACTCGGTGGCGGACCGCGATGCCTATACCGGCGTGCGAGCCTACTGGGTGGACAAGGGCAAGGCGCGGCGGCAATCGGTGCTGGTGGGCACTGACGACAATGCAAAGCGCCTACGCGAGTCGTATGTGGATGAGAACGTTGCTCGGCAGCACGCTAACGCCGAGCTCGAACGAATCAAGCGCGGTGTAGCGAGGTTTGACTACACGCTCGCAGTTGGCCGTCCGGATCTAGCTCCAGAACAGATAGCTTCGGTACTAGGCTTCAAGGCTGAGATCGACAAGAGCAGATGGCTTATCGCCAAAGCTATCCACGTCTTGGCAGGAGCGGCCGCCTACACCACCTCCGTCGAGATGGAGACATCTGACTCCCCGAATCCTATAGCGTAGTCTTCCACGGTCGGACACGGGGATGACTATGGATGCGGAAAAGCGAGCTGAACTATCAAAATCTGTGCTCGATAGGCACATAACGTGGATAAATGCAGCAGACAGCAAAGCAGCCTTTTCCGTAGCTGCAAGTACTACATTGCTTGCTGGTCTTGCGGCCGCTTATGAAAAAGCGCACATCGTAGAATGGCTTGCAGCATCCTTGACAGTTTTATCCGCGATTCTGGCGTGTGGCGCTGTTTTGTGCGGAAGCATGGTCGTCCGAGCAAGGACCACAGGCCCGGAGTCCTCAATTATTTTCTTTGGGAAAATTGCGAATTTATCTGCCGGCGAATACCTTTCAAAATTGATAGCAATAAATTCGGAGGAATTGCTGCGTGATTACGCACACCAAATCCACCGCAACTCGCAGATTGCCGTATCCAAGTACAAATGGGTCACCCGATCGTTGACACTGGCAAAGCTTTCAGGGATAGCTTGGGTTCCAGCTATAGCCCTATTAATAACCAAAGGATAGAAAATGCAGTTAATGGATGAGCTAAACGCCAAGATTATAAGCTTCGCAACCGAAGACTGGGGTGACATTCCAAATGGCCATACACCTCCCACGCCTGAAGAATTGACTTTTGGCAATACGGGGAAGCGAATCGACGCTTGCGTTCTGTACGCCGACCTCCACCGATCCACGGAAATGGTAGACACTCTCTCTGACACGTTAGCAGCCAGCTACTACAAAGCCTTCTTGCACTGCTGCGCCAGGATCATCAAAAGTAATGATGGAACGATTCAGGCGTATGACGGCGATCGTGTAATGTCGATCTATGTAGGTGAGGGCAAGGAGACTAACGCGGTCATCTCGGCACTAAAGATATTCCACGCCGTCAAGAAGATAGATCAGTACTTTAAAATACTTGCGCCGACAGACTGGGGCTTAAAGCATACAGTTGGTATAGATACCGGAACTGTGCTTGCCGCTAAAACTGGAGTTCGAGTGGACAGTGATCTCGTGTGGGTTGGGCCTGCAGCTAACTATGCGGCCAAGTTAAACAGCTTCACGGGGTTAGATAACGCCTTCCCAACTCGCATCACAAAAGCTGTTTATGACAGACTTCCAGGGCACCTGCTTCAGCACAACCGATCTGACATATGGAGTGGACCATATGACAATGTTGGGAAACACCATTACAGAAGTAACTTTGAATTCATTATCGCCTGATCTGGGGAGCAACAATCCTATTTCAGAATCAGACTTTTCTGACAATTTCAGGCACCTAATCAAGGCACTCTAAGCTCGGATGTCAGGTCATCTCGCGCTGCCAGGATGGTGGCGAAAGGATCGCAGGGAGCCACGTGCCGACACCTTAAAAAACCGCCGGTTATGCACCGGCGGTTTTTTTTTGACGGCTGTCCTGCTTTGCAATTTCAATCTCTACATCTATGCCGGCAGCTGCCGATAACGCTCTCTTTTGCGAGGACCAGCTGTCCTATGTTGAGCTTGATCAAGACTTCTTTTTTTTCCGTCCGCCGACAGTGATCTGCATGTTGCTCTGATCGATAACCGCAGTCGTCGAGATCGTTTGACCCACATCGCTGTCGTTGAGTACCACAGTTGGACCGGCACCTGAGATCGCTTTGTCAGCAGACGCACCAAGCGCTGCGAGCGCTGCGTTACGCGCAGCAGGCGACGCATTCTTGATCAACGAGAGCAGACGCCGATCTAGGGGATCCAACTGCGCCCGGTGTCCAGACAGCACGTACATGACGTCCACGCCACGATCCAGTGCGGCGAGTAGGTACGCTCCGCCCGGCAGGTTGACGTCTTTCTCGAAATTCAACTGCGCATAGCGCGTCAAGCCAAGTTGGACGGCCATTTCTTCCTGGGTGAGGCCTAACCGCTTGCGCTCTTCCTTCAGGCGTTTCCCTACAGACATACAGGCATTCCCTTACTTGACAATGTTGAGTTAAGTCCACAAAATTCCCAAAAGTAGACGGAACCGCCACATGCCCCGTAAGAGTCAAATGCAGCAGTTCACGCCTCGCAGCCCGGAACAGGCGCGAGAGTGGCTTGAGTCGAATGGCATTACGGTCTCGGCATTCGCACGGCAGCACGGCGTGGATCGGTCGGTGGTACATGACCTTCTCCGTGGCCGCTCTCAGGGCAAATACGGCGAGTCCCACAAAGCGGCAATCGCATTGGGTCTCAAGGCACCACCCAATAGTGCCACACAAATCCCAACCGCAAAAAGCTCAAGGGGGTGAGCATGTTTGGTCGGAAGAAAATCGTTTTTCGCTGCGAAGCGTGCAGTGCAAGGCTGATCAAACGCACAAGCTTCCTTGCGCACAAGTTTCTTCGGCACGACTCCTATGTGTGCGAGAACCCGATGTGTGGCGCGACCTATACAGGGCATTCGGAATTGACTGGTATTGCCAGCCCCAGCGGTGTGCCCACCTCTCACAGCGAGCTTCCACCGACACCAGCATATGAGCGCGCACAAGCGCTGCAGGCTTACCGCGAGTCGTTGGGCGACCGCCAGCTGGATCTGATTCCTCTCAGCGGCGAGCCGCTTTTCCCTCACATCTGAGGCATTTCTAATGCGAAAAACCCTTGATTGGGCGGCATTGCCGCCCACGGCGAAGCTTTGCCTGGAGGTTGCCCTCATCCACGGCGGGTTGGTGAAAACCGAGTACGGCTACATCGGCCGCACAGCCCCGACGGACACGGATCAGCGCTTTGGCGCGGTCGTCGTTGCAACGCTGATGCGGGAAGGACTTGCGACCTCTGCTGATGATCGCCTGGTCGTGCTGACCGACACCGCCACGGTTCTGTTCCACCTCCAGCTCGCGAATAGTGAGGTTGGCTCGTGAGGCATGCAAATAGTTGGTTCACCGCACAGGAGCCGCGATTCGTCGATGCGGCGAGCAATGTCCCACAGCGCGTCGCTCCGCACGCCAAGCACGAAGAAGCGCGCCTGCTCGCAGCGGCAGTTGATGCGCACCGTCGCGCAGGCGGCGCTTATCACGTGATCGACAACGCCACATCTCCGCCTGCGCCTCGGCGCGTGCTCGGCGTTTAAGGAAGCTCGATGCAAGAGGATCTGCGACAACAGGTGCTGTCCCGGCTGGAACGGGATTACGGACTCAAGCACCGTAGTGGTACCGAGTACATGCGCGGCGGCAAATGCCCGTCGTGCAGCAAGAAAGAGCTCTACACCCACCATCTCAAGCCGTGGGTCGTGAAATGCGGCCGTCAGTCCAAGTGCGGCCGCGAACTGCACGTCAAGGATCTATACGACGACCTGTTCGACGACTGGTCCAAGCGCTTCCAGCCAACGGCTGCGGCGCCCAATGCTGCGGCCGACGCTTACCTGCAGTTCTCGCGCGGTTTTGATTTGGCGCCGCTCAAGGGCCTCTACAGCCAGGACAGCCACTACGATCGCAAGATCAGCGCCGGCACTGCGACCGTGCGCTTTCCGCTGGTCAAGGGCGGCTGGTGGGAACGGCTAATCGATCGTCCGCACCGATTCGGCAAGCAGAAGGCGCGCTTTGCGCCAGGTCAGAGCTATGCAGGGGTATGGTGGGCGGCGCCTGCCTCGCTGGCAGCCATGCAGACGGCACGCGAGGTGTGGATCGTTGAGGGCATCTTTGATGCGATCGCGCTCCTGCAGCACGGCGTGTGCGCCGTATCCGCCATGTCTTCCAACGCATTCCCAGAAGAATCACTGCGCGAGCTGTCCAAGGCACGCATGGCCGATCTTCCGACGCTTGTATGGGCACTGGACAACGAGCCAGGCGCCCGTGCGTACACGCACAAGCACATCAAGCGCGCCCAGGCGCTGGGCTTCGACTCGCGGGCCGCGCAGATCGTCCAGCGCGACGGCAAAAAAACCGACTGGAACGACCTGCATCTGCGCGCGATCGCTTCCGATGATCCCAAACAGTGGGACAACGACGTCAAGGAAGCACGCTACCAGGGCGACCTGCTCGTGGCCCGCACCGCGGTGGACAAAGGACTGCTGATGTTCGAGCACGACGGCCGTAACGACTTCTGGCTGGAGTACCGCTCCCGCCTGTACTGGTTCGACTTCGACACCCAGCGCTTCGACAAGCTGCGCAAAGAGAAGTTGGGGGACGTCGACGCGGACGATGCGGACGACTTGCAAGCCGAGGATCTGCGGAAGATCAAGCGGGCCGCTTGCTCTGTCCAGAAGATTGCCAACTGTTACCCGGAGGCTCTGTATTTCCAGCGCCAGGAGGTCACCGACGAAAGCTGGTACTACTTCCGTGTCGACTTTCCGCACGACGGCCCCAGCGTCAAAGGCACCTTTACAGGTGGGCATGTCGCCAGTGCCTCCGAGTTCAAGAAGCGACTCATCTCCCTGGCCGCCGGCGCCATGTTCACCGGCAGCGGCCACCAGCTGGACCGTCTAATCGAAGAGCAGACCGAGGCGATCAAGACGGTGGACGCTATTGATTTCGTCGGCTACAGCAAGGAACACCGCGCCTATCTGCTCGGCGATATTGCCGTGCGCGACGGCGAGCTGGTGACAGCCAACGAGGAGGACTATTTCGAGTTCGACAAGCTGCGCCTGAAGACCACGCAGAAATCCATCCGCCTCGAGATCCAGCGCGACGCCGAGGCGTTCCGCGTGGATTGGCTGCCATGGCTGTGGCAGTGCTTCGGCACACACGGCATGGTCGCAATGACGTTCTGGTTTGGCTCACTGTTCGCCGAACAGATCCGCACTGGGCACAAGAGCTTTCCCTTCCTTGAAGCCACCGGTGAGGCCGGCGCCGGCAAGACTACGCTGCTGACGTTCCTGTGGAAGCTGCTGGGCCGCTCAGACTACGAGGGCTTCGACCCTGCCAAGTCGTCCAAGGCCGGCCGTGCCCGCGCCATGGGCCAGGTGTCAGGTATGCCCGTCGTTCTGCTGGAGGCGGACCGCAGCGAGCCAGACAAAGCGCACTCCAAGACGTTCGAGTGGGATGAGCTGAAGGACTTCTTCGGCGGCGGCACCCTGGCGACACGCGGCGTGCGCAACGGCGGCAACGAGACCTACGAGCCGCCATTTCGCGGCACCATCGTGATCACCCAGAACGCTGCCGTGGACGCCAGCGAAGCAATCCTGACGCGCATCGTCAAGCTGCATTTCAAACGGCCGCAGGTCACCACCGAAAGCCGCATTGCGGCCGACAACCTCAACGCGCTGCAGGTCGAAGAAGTCAGCCATTTCCTCGTGCGTGCCGTTCGGCAGGAGCGCGCCATCCTCGATCTGTTCGCCGAGCGCGTGAAGGTATTCGAGGCCAAGCTACGTGCTCAGCAGGATCTCCGCCTCGAGCGCGTTATCAAGAACCACGCGCAGATGCTGGCGCTGTTCGACTGCCTGCGCCTAGTCATCGCTATCCCGGACGAGATGGTGGAGCAGACGCGGCTCGCGTTGTTGGACATGGCGCTGGAACGGCAGAAGGCGATCAGCGCCGACCACGCGATGGTCAACGAATTTTGGGAGGTCTACGAGTACCTCGAAGCCACGGGACACGGCAAAGCCGTGGTCAATCACAGCCGCGATGCACAGCGGATTGCGATCAACCTCAACCACTTCGCTGCGCGGGCTGCGCAGTTCAGCCAAGCCGTGCCCGATCTCAAGGTGCTGCGTGCGCTGCTCGGTGATTCGCGCCGGCACAAATTCATCGGCGCGAACGTGGCCGTCAACAGCGCTGTCCTCAAGGACGATCTGACGGGTGTCGGCACCACGGTCAAGTGTTGGGTGTTCCAGAAATGAGCGCCCTCGCACAGGTGGGAAATTTTGGGAAATTTTCATTGACATCAACCCGGGAGCGGAGCAACCATTACCCCGTCGCCGCAAAATCGGCGACCGGGATTGGCGTCCCGGAACATGAGGCGCACCAGCGCCCATCGATCGATGTATGGCGCTTTTTTATCGCCCGCATCGACGCGGGCGCATGCCGGCCAGCTTTATGGCGGGCGGTGCGCGGGGGCCGCAAGGCCCACCGGTCCTCATGCCGGCACGCCAACCGCGTACCGTCCGTCACCCCGATTGGCGTCGGGATGACGGATTTCCCCAAACATGAGGAAACCCGCATGTCCTACGACGCTCAAGAAGCGCCCGCATCCGCCGCGCGCCAGATCGCCTATTTCTTCGGCCTAATCGCCGACACCCTCGACTGGAACCACACCGCCTGGCTCGCCCTGCAGGCGAAGCTGCAAGCCACGGGCAAAGCACCCGAGGCACTGACCCTGGCCGATGTCGAGGCCGCCATTTCCAGCATCAATGCCGACCTCGCCGAGGTGCGCCAGTGAGCCGGCGCGACCTACACAAGGCGACGCGCATCGCGCCAGGCGTCTACCTGCTCCTGCAGATCCGTGCGACGGATGTGCTGGCCGAACTGTACGCGGACTGCCTGCATGACCGTTCCCCGGTGATGTTCGCCTGCAGCGCGATCAAAGCCCCCGGCGAGATTTTCACGGTGGACGACGGCACTGGTCTGGTCATCGGCACTTTGCATCTGGTCATGCCGGAGGCAGAGGCGGCGTCGCTGTGGGAATGGGTAATCGAACGCATGCCCTCAACGGAGGTCGCTTGATGGACGCCGCCCGTACGAATGAACAATTGCCAGAGGATGCTGATTTCGCGATCAGTGAAGAGGAGCAATTCCGACTCTGGCGTGCCTATCACGCGGCCGCATTGCTTGCTGCGCTGACCAACGACGTCGCGATTGAGGCAGGCATCAATCACGACGGGCCGGCGGCAGTAGCCGAGTACATCCGCCACGAACTGCTCGATGTCCTCAACGGCGCGCAGCGCCTGCGCGAGCCTGATCCCAGCATTCCGCCATCTGGCGCCGACCTGATCTAACCCCGTAACAGCGGGGCCGGCGGGCGGTGCTGTAACACCGCCCCAAGGCCCTCCACCAACGCAACTTGGAGAGTCGATATGCAACAGCAACCTGGAACACGTCCAGCCGCGGCAGCACTTCCGTTGGCTTTGGGCACCGGACCCGGCGCGGAGGCTACCACGCCGGCCGTCGTCGCCTACGACAGAGGCACGGGCGACTGCTCAGCGACCATCACCATGCACGTCACGCATGGCTCGGTCGTGGTCACTGCCGCTCTGAGCATGGGACCGCTCCGCGAAGCTCGCCAGTCTTGGGAGCGGCGCCGCGGTCCCGGTAGCGGCTGGAAGCTCATCGACGGCCCTCGCTTGTGGACCAAGGCGGAAGGCTGCATCAGCACGGAGCTCGCCGAATTCATGGACGGCCTGGACTTCCCCTTTGACCTGGCCAACATGCTGCCGCGCAGGCCAACTGCGGCCGCAGCTGCCGCTGTGGCCCAGGCCGCACGGGAGGTGAGCCATGGTTGAGTTGCTCGCTTTGGCGATGGTCCTGGCCCCGGCGGCCGGTGGCGCCCTGGTGTACAGGCTGTGGACCACCCGCCGCCCGCGCCTTACTCAGACCGGCTTGGCGGTCGGCCAGGTACCGCAGCGGCTGCGCCGTCGCGCTCGGATGGCCGTCCGCCGGGAGGTCGCTCATGGCTAAGTCCGTCGTCGTGATCGGCCCCCAGGGAAGCGGCAAGACACTCAACGCGGAAGCCATGCGCCAGCTGTTTGACCTGCAGGCTGTCGTCGACCTCGACGAAGTGCTCTTCGGGCTGCGCGCCGATCGGGTGGAGCCAGAAGGGCAATTGATCTTGACCTGCAACGAGCAGCAAGCCCGCACGTGGTCAGTGCGCTGGGGCCTGACCGTTGTGCACATCGATGTTGTGCGCGCCCGCCTGGGCGCCGCCTGGAGGGCGACCCGATGAATCTGCAGCGCACGATCGAGATTGCGCGCGCCGCCGCGCGGTTGGGAGAGCCTGGCCCCCTGTCCACCGGTGAGGCACTCACCGCCGCCCTGGTGCTGAATCGCCACGACTGGCTGGCAGACATGGGATACACCGTCGCCCAGGCGCTGGACCGGATCGACTCCGACACCGTGCAGCACCTGCGAGATGCCGAGCGCGTACTAAGCCTGGAGGTACCGTGACGCAACGTCAGGTCGACCATGACAACGCTCTGCCGCCGTGCGCAAATGGCCACTCGGCTCGCCACATGCATGATGCCCGCCGCCTTGAGGCGGGCGGCGGGCACTTCATTGAGTGCGTGTGCGGCCGCACGCAGAAGCATCCCAGTTACGAGCTGGCCATGACCGAGTGGCGCCGCGCCCATCGGATACGCACGCCGCGTCAGCCACGTCCTTGCCCCGCAAACGTGGTGCAGCTCGGCCTGCGCTTCACCGGCACGCGCCAGCGATGATCGATAGCGCGAGCAGCGAAGGCCTACGTCGGGCATGTGAAGCGCGCCACTGGCTCCGCCAGGGCTACGTGGACGCGGTCAAGGTGCGAGAGCTACGGCTCCGCATCGCCGCCCAGCGCGGCTATGCGGCGGCTGACTTGCTGGTGGAGGAGATGCGCATGCAATGGCGACGCAGACGGGAGTGGGACGTGGAGCAACGTGCGTGAGCAGTGCGGTCATCACGTTCGAGGAACTGAGACGGCTCTATGCACCGATTGGGCCTACCCCCCGTGCGTCGACGGTGGTGCGCTGGGCACATGACCAGGGCATTCGCTACAAATACGACGGTCGCGGCGGTATCTGGACCACGGTCGATGCGCTCAATGCCGCTCTGGGACTACAGCAAGTTCAAGACATCGATATGGATAGAGAACAGGAGCTCATGTAATGGCAAGAGGCCGCAAGCGAAAATTCAATCCCCACATCCCTGCACACATTGACCAGGCTGCGCTCCCGCGCGGCCTGTATTGGGAAGACGGTCGGTGGTACGTCGTCGAGCCGCATCCAGAAGGCGGGGCCACACGAAAACAAACCGTGGCCTACGCTGGTGCTCGTCTATCAGAATTGCACGGAATCATTGAGGAACGTGCAGGCAAGGGCACGCGGGGCACGTTGCGTTATCTCTTTGATCGCTTCCATGAGTCCTTGGAGTTCAAGGAACTGGCGACCGACACGCAAGATGACTACCGTCGTTACGCCGACTCCATTGCCGACTATGTTCGCAAAGACGGATCGAAATTGGGCTCGGTGCAGGTTGATCGCATCACCACGCCTGTGGTCCAACGGCTCGTGGAAGTCTTCGCAATGGGGCGGCTTGCTAATCGTCATCAACCCGCGCTTCCAGCGACGCCTAGTAAAGCGAACCACCTTCACCGCTATTTACGTCGCACACTCGCATGGGGCATGCGCGTAGGCCTATGCAGATCGAATCCGGCCATCGGCGTGAGGCAAGCACGCGAAGCAAAGAAACACCGGATGCCAACGCCGGCCGCATTCGACAAGGTGCTGACCTTCGCTCGTGAACGCGGTTCCCGTCCACCACACACAAAAGGCAGTTGCCCCAGCTATCTCGCGCCAGTCATGGTACTGGCGTATAGCGCGCGCTTACGCGGTATCGAAGTGTGCACACTCAACGACACACATAAGCAGCCGACAGGCATACATGCTCAGCGGCGCAAGGGATCACGCGACACGCTTACCGAGTGGGATCCAGAGATGATCGCAGCGTGGGATTTCCTTGTAGCGCGACGCACCACCATCTGGACCAAGAACGGCCGCAGCTTTCCAGTCCCTATCAAGGCTGAGGATCGGCGGCTACTCGTTGAGCAGTCTGGTAACCCAATGGCTAAGTCTTCGTTGGACAGTGCCTGGCAGCGATTTATCACCCTCGCAATGACTGAAGGGATCATCACAAAGCAAGAGCGCTTTTCTCTGCATGGCCTCAAGCATCGCGGCATTACCGACACAGTGGGCAACCGGGGTGACAAACAAGACGCTGCGGGGCACGTGACACCAGCAACAACAGGTCGCTATGACCATGCGCTGCCGGTGGTAAAACCGCCCAAGCGCAGTTAA